ATCTAGATATATTTTATAAGGTGGTTTAACTACAAAAGTACCTTGAGCTTCAGATACCTCATACATAATGTCATGAGGACACAGAACTAACTCAACAGTAAAAGGCCCTATAGTTACAAACTGAGGTAACTTCATTTCTTGTTTCTCCCTATAACATTATTCTACAGAAATATAATCTAAACTCTACCCAAATTCCCAAAAAGCGTTTACATATTTACAAGATTGCTAGAATATAACTATATAGCGGGTTCTAGCTGTAAATAAGTTGTTCCCTAGGATAATGTGGGATATTTACAGTTTACAACTTTTTATTGAAAACATTAGCTTTTTTGTTGTTAATAAGTATAATTTAGACAAATATTAAGTAAAAAAACATGGCAAATGTACCTCATATAACAGAAAAACAACGCAAATTTGTGGAAATTTTGATCACAAAGGGCACTTTTCAGAGTGGAAAAGATTGTGCTACTGAAGCTGGGTACGAAGAAAGCTGTGCTACTGTGATGGCAAGTAAATTACAGAACCCTAAATATTATCCTCTAGTAGTGACTGAAATAGAAGCAAGACGTAACGAGTTATCTAGAAGATATTCCATTAATTATAAATCTCATTTAGCTGCTTTAGGTAAATTACGTGACGAAGCCGTAGCTGCTGGTAATTTTACCGGGGCGATTGCAGCAGAGAAATACCGTGGTATGGCTGCTGGTTTATACATTGACAGAAAAGAAATTCTTCATGGAAGTATTGACCAGATGACTGCCAAGGATGTAGAGGAGAAGCTTAGTGAATTACGAAAAAAATTGCAAGAAAACGGAGACAATGCCAAAATTATTGAATCCGACTCATTACAAGGGGAACCTGTCGGAAGCGATAGCTCTGACGTGGTTGCTCAAGAAGGGCAACTTAGTATTCAAGACCATTCATGACACAGGATGTATTGATATAGTCACCGTTGATCCAAACGGTATAATTCATTTATACGATGTGAAGACGGTTAGCTTTAGACTAACAGGTAAGCTAAAAGGATTTAGAATAGATCGTCCCACTACAAAACTTCAAAAAAAATTAGGAGTAGAAATACTCAATGTGGATTTAACAACAGAGAAATGTTACATAACAAAACATGAAACCTGAGCATAATTTATGGAAACAAGTCAAGCGTAATACTCAAGGTGTTGTGTGGACAAGAATTGAATCAAATACTGGACTTGGAATACCTGATTTGTTTGGTTTTTATAGAAGAGCGTTTTGGGTTGAATTAAAGATAATAAGAAATAACAAGCTCCTGTTCAGTCCTCATCAAATTGCGTGGCTACATAAGCATTATAACATTGGGTGTCCAGTGTTCGTACTAGCCAAGGACCCTCTTACAGGGTCTACCCGATTATATCCAGGGGCCATAGTCCGTGATCCATCCTCCATTGCTGATAAACCTCCATTATGGAATTCTAAGCAAGGCACCTGGCCAGAGCTTCTGGAACTGCTGGGGACCTGGCGAGCTCCTAGTCCCGTGAAGTCTACCGATCTCCATTAGTCCATTCCTCCATTATCCATTGCCAATGAAGCATAGTGTTAGTAGTGCATGTGCCAGGAGCTGTGAGCTGTCCCAGGCTGGTGTTTCTGCTGGTGCTGGTTGACAGCCAAGCCTGATTCGTGTATTGATGAATCTCCTTCTTTGTTTTAGTTAGCCAACGAACATAGAATCGAGCCTCGATGTCCTCGGGGCTCACCCCAACTCTCCATTGTCCATTGCCAATGAACTTCTTATACTATGTGGTAAAGATAACTTTTTTACTCTGGTCTTCTCCGGCGTGGACTCAGCTGGTAATAAATAATAATGATGAACTTTTTTTGCTTTAACTCTTGACATCCTAATTTATCCCACTATATTATTAGTAAGGAGAAACAAAAAATGAAAAAATATAAAGTAGTAATGTCTTATGAAGTACAAAAAACTTTTGTACTTGATGCTAAAAATCAAGATGAAGCTTTTGATAAAGCTTATGGTTCTTGGATAGGAGATACTAAAAACGATAACTATGAATATATTGAACACATAGAAACCGAAGAACTAAATTAAGGAGAAACAAAAAATGAAAAAACTAATTGACGACCTATCATGTGAGATCGCTTACTTATTAGACAATCCGACAACCAGTTCTATCTACATGGTAGAGGAGGAAGTGATTGCAAACATTCAAGACCTAGTTTCAAAGCTGGAAAAGGAAATAAAAAATGAACATTAAAGACTGGATCAAAAGAAATTTAGACAAAGACCAAATCAAGGAAGTTGTTGAGCATGGTTGCGTGAACGGAACAGTAAGCGAACTTATATATTATGCTGATACTTCTGCATTCCATGATGCACACGAGGACGAGATTTGGACGATGGTTTGGGAATCAGCAGAGGAGCACGGGCAAACTGTATTGGAGTTCCTCGCTACATTAAACGGAGGACTTGTCGGCTCGATGTATCAACTAAAAAACCTTTTGGCGTGGTTCGCTGTTGAAGAACATTGTTATCATATGGTAGAAGCTGAGAACGAAGACGTCGCCTAAGTGCCTGTTTTTATTATTTGGTTTGTGTGGGCTATACTCCTCACTTCCATTGCTATTAAGATCATTAGCTCTTTGCCCTTTGGCGTTGGTTTGCTTTTCGGTGAGCTTTTGATCTTGCTGGCGATTGTTTGGTTTGTTGCTCTCTTCTTCTGACTCCTTTCTCCATTCTCCATTGCTTCCTTACCTTTTTAACTTACCTATACCCCTTATATATAAGCCGAGCTGGGAGCTGGTTTGTGGATGAAGAAACATACAAAAGTTTTTTTATTTTATTTTACTTTTCCTCTTGACATCCTAGAGAATCCCACTATATTACTATTATGCGAATGTATCATAAACAACAAAGTTTATTTTCTCCCGTAGCAGAAGCTAGGGATTCGCTGAGGAAGTTAGACGCCTCTAAAGATAAGGGAAGAGTTTTAGGAGGTGTAAGCCATTTTGTTCTTAGGGTTCGTTACCTATCTAGCTTAATCTCTTATCTTGGAAACGCAACGCTAAGAACATTGGGGAAGGGTATTTTTATTATAAAGGTTGACACTTCGTCCTTCCCCTCCAAACTTGGGCAGAGGTTCGCTCTGTAATATGGTTAACACCCTCTGCCCATTACAACGAGGTATTTGTAGACCTATCCACATTGCCAACAGGCAAGAGGTACATCAATTAATCTTTGTCACAAGTGGAGTATGTGCAAAGTTCCTCGGCTAATGGTAGAAGCCTTTTCTCCATTCTCCATTACCCTTCTACCCTTTATACAATGGCTACTATAATTATATTATTCCGCCGGTCACAGCTCAGCGTTGCACGATCGCTATCCTCTAAAAAGTTATCCACAACTTAATTAACATAATAACTTGTAATTAGTTAGGACATAACTATATTAATAGTATACCGATAGGAGGTAATAACTATGAACAAAAAGAAAGAAGTAGATAAGTTGGTTAGACTAACTGTATTACATAATTTCATTAGTAAGCAGTTAACAGAACAGAAAGATCTTATTAAGACTATCATTTCGGATGACGATAAAGTTATCAAAGGTGAAGTACATAAGATTAACATTCTTCATAGATCTTACATGAAGTTTGATAGTGCGTTGTTAAGAGAACATCAACCTGAACTCTACGCATCTTATAAAACTAAAGCCATTCATTCTATTGAACTAAAACCTTTAATAGATCAGGATGAGGAGGAGCAGTTAGTTGCTCCTATGTCTGCTATCATGGGTCGTAAGCCGATAGCCTTCAAAGCCGATTAAAAGTTTAGGCACACTTTTGCATGGCGTATTTGCGCCATGCATTTCTCCATTCTCCATTGCCCTTTTAGCTATTAGCTATGTACACTATATATACTATTACACGCGGGACGGCTCCAGGCTGATTTTGGTTTCGTTGCTGGTAAGCCGATGAGGTGTGTCGGTAATATGTGGTGATGAGTGCTTGAAAAGAAAATAAAGTTATCCACAACTAATTAGTTGCAATTAGTTAGGACTTCTATAATATACTTATATGCCTAACGATAACAATCTCACGCTAAGACCTTTTGCCGATGTGGAAGAGCGTCTTGACGATACAACTCGTATCACGCGTGAGAACAAAACAAGAAGAGAGGTAGACTATCGTGCTATTGCTGATCTCCTTAGTAGTGAAATTTATAATCTTATTGCTACTACTGATGACGCTCAGGTAAAGCAATGGGGTCGTAATCTACTATCAAAGCTACAAGGAAGAATTAATCCTTTAGACTTTTAATTGATTGGGGCGGGATAATCTCCCGCCCCTTCTTCTCCGCTCCATTTTCCCCGCTCTCAAAAAACCCTACTACTTAATAAGGTTCCTAGACCGCTTTTCCACCGATCAAGGTCTGTGGCTGACCCCCGCCCCCCTATTTGGCCCCTAGCTTCTATGAGAAGGGCACCTAGGTTGTGATTGCCACAAATAATTCCATCTGATATAAGTCTGAGTATGAGATTAGACGTTGATGTCGAATCAATGACGCATGAAGAAGCAAGAGAAGCAATGCTTAAACTTGAACTTCGTAAAGCGCAATTAGATTTAAGTAGTAAGTCAAGAGACTCCTTTATAACGTTCGTTAAAGCAGTGTGGCCAGGGTTCGTGGAATCTGATCATCATAGAATGATCGCGGAGAAGTTTGAGAAGGTCTTGTCAGGTGAAATAAAACGATTAATCGTGAACATGCCACCGAGACATACAAAATCAGAATTTGCGTCCTACCTCTTTCCAGCTTGGCTCTTGGGCCACAAACCACAGACCAAGATTATACAAACAACTCACACGGCTGAACTGTCTTACAGATTTGGTCGTAAGGTAAGGAACCTTATTGACTCTAATGATTATGCAAAAGTTTTTCCAGATGTTAAACTCTCAGAAGATTCTAAAGCTGCGGGACGTTGGGAAACGAATCATGGCGGTGAATATTTCGGCGCGGGTGTGGGTGGTGCTATTACTGGTCGTGGTGCTGATCTACTTATTATTGATGATCCCCATTCTGAACAAGACGCCTTGTCTTCGACAGCAATGGATAATACATGGGAATGGTATACATCGGGTCCTCGTCAACGTTTGCAACCTGGAGGTTCGATCGTTGTAGTTATGACGCGTTGGTCTGAAAAAGACATCACAGGACAATTACAAAAAGCCATGGGTGAACCTAAAGCGGATCAATGGGAGGTTATAGAATTTCCAGCTATTCTTCCTTCAGGGACCCCGGTCTGGCCTAATTATTGGAAACTCGAAGAACTAGAAGCTGTCAAAGCATCTTTAACAGAACAAAAATGGCAAGCGCAGTGGCAACAAAATCCTACAGGTGAAGAAGGAGCTCTCATCAAAAGGGACTGGTGGAGAATTTGGGAAAGAAAAGATATCCCTATGTTGAAGCATGTTATACAAAGTTATGATACAGCGTTTACAAAAAAGGAAACAGGGGATTATAGTGCTATTACAACGTGGGGTGTATTCTATCCTGACGAAGTAACCCCTAATATTTTATTATTAGATTCAATCAAGGAACGTTATGAGTTCCCTGAACTCAAGAAAGCAGCTATAGAACAATATAAATACTGGGAACCGGAGACCGTGATCGTTGAAGCGAAAGCATCAGGACTGCCCTTGATCCAAGAACTACGAGCCTTAGGTATTCCTGTAATTAACTTTACCCCTAGTAAAGGGAATGATAAAGTATCAAGGGTACACGCAGTTGCTCCGTTGTTCGAAAGTGGAGTAGTGTGGATACCTGACGAAAGATGGGCTGAAGAAATGGTCGAAGAGTGTGCACAGTTCCCGTTTGGTGAACATGATGACTTAGTAGATTCTATGACTCAAGCCTTAATGAGATTTAGACAAGGCAATTTTGTGCGGTTATTCGATGATGAAGAAGAAGAGCCCACGGACCACGGAGAGACAGAGTATTACTAATGGCATATAATCCTTTTGATGATGTAATTGATAATGACCCAGCTTACATGGCTGAAGGTCGTGGATTAAATATTGACATGGGTGGATCGGAAAATGCAAAAAGAGGTTTGGACTATCTTAGAAAAAGTGGACAAAGCACCGAAGGATATACTATTCCTCAGCTAGAGGCTTTAGGTCGTATAGACAATTTAAAATTTCCAAGCAGCGCTTATCAGAAAGCAGCTGAAACTCTACCTCCTCCTAAAGGTGAAGAGTTAGAAGAATATAATAATCAATTTTTTACTAGAAAAAGATTTCCTGGTGTATCCGTAGCAGAAGTGGGAAAGTCTGTTTATGACTTCTTAGGAAAAGGAACGGGTCCCCAAGTACAAGATCAAAAAGATCGTAATAAAGAGATTCTAACAAGTAATACTTATCAAATGCCTCCAGGTATTCAACCTGGGTCCCTGGAAGCAAAAAAAATTATAAAAGAGAATGAAAAAGAAATTATGAATAGTTTAAAACAACAAGGATATGATGACCTTAGTGTAGGTAGATTTTTACAAAATATGTTTTTTGGAGAACAGAAACAAGCTTATGATGCAATGGACGAAGGAACGGCTTACTCTGATTTGCCTGATCCACTTAAAAGTGGAGCTAATCCCTTTTGGTTATTATTAGATTCAGTAGATGCTTTAACACTTGGCGCTAGTGGTTTATTACTGGCTGGTGGTAGAAAACTTACTCCAAAATTTATAAATTTTTTAAAAAATGCTAAGAATAAAAAAATGTCTGATGCTGATATTGTTACTCAAGCTAAACAACAATTTCCTGATGAGTTTGCAACTATTGTAACTTCTAATAATACTGCTTTGGAACAAGCGGGTATACCAGTAAGTCAAACATTGCAAAGACAAGCAGATACACCTGGAGGATCACAAATTAAAAATAAAGAAAAACAACAACAATATTTTAATTCAGAAGAAGCAAGAGAATCCTTTTATGACGCTTCTAACAATATTGATGTAATGTTTGACATTAAGGAATTAAATAAACCAGCAAATCAAAAATTTAGTTATGGACAAAATATACCCGCTCATGAATTTTATGAAAATAAATATCATGGAGGAGTTGGAGATTTAGGAGATTCAGATGCTTTTAAAAAGCTAAAAAACCTTTC